GATTCTTTGATACCACCTTTGTTGATGTTTGATATCCAACCATTTTTAATAAACCAATCCATTTTTTCTTCAAATGATGGGTTAGTTTTTTTAGCCCACATATTGTAATCAACTTTTTTGTTGAATTGTTTTTGGCTTTTTAAAATTGAACTTATTACTCTATCTTTATTAGTATCACCCTTTGATACATCTTTAAGTGAAAGTTTAGCCCAAGTTTTATAATCTACAAAATGAACACTATCATCTTCTTTATAGTATCCAAAAAATAATTTACCTTTACCATCTGAAAATACAGTTTTACCAACAATACCAGAATATGCTTCGTTTACCGATTCTTTTACAAATCCATTAGAAGTGTAGTTTTTAATTGCTTTTTCTAAATCAACTTTATTTTTGAAAATTTCAATATCAAAGAAATCGCTTCCATCTTTGTGTTTCTTAACACCATCATGTGAACTGATACTATATTTAGCTTTACCGATACCAGGATTTACTTTGAATACTTTTTTACCTTCGTTTACTGATTCTTTGATTACAACGATTCCGTTTTCATCACCTCTCTTAGAGGTTTTGATACCAGCTTCGATTGAATCTAATTTATGTCTAACTTTAGTTGGTGAACTTACTTTTCCAGATGGGTCAGTTCTAGTCAATGTTGCTGTGGTATCATCCATATCAACAATCTTATAGTATTTACCACCATCAATTCCTTTTAAACGAGTAAATCCTTGTCCTTTAATAACCGAACCTATTTTTAAATCAGTTGGATATTTTACCTCATCTACTTCTTTACCAGCTCTTAAATCTGCTAAATCATCAGCTTCAATATCACCATCACTATCAACATCTAATTCTTTTTGTCCACCAACCAATGCTTCATTCTTTTCACCTCTACCATCCCATGCGGCATCGATTTTATCAAAAAATGCTTTCTTTTCCTCATCACTCATAGATGGGATAGATTTTCCAGCTTTCTCTAATGCAGATTTGAAAAATGATTGATACTCCGATTCCTCATTAACAATGGTACGAAGTGTTTCTTTTAATTTTGCTCTAGTAATATTCATAGTATAGGTTTCCTATTATAGCTTGCTAATTGATGTAGCAATATTATTTAATCTCTCTCTGATTTTGAATAGATTCTTTTTAGTTCTTTTCCAATGTTCTGTTGAATCCATATCACCCTCTATCTTTAATTTACCATACCAACCAAGGAATGTTTCGATTTCGGAAAGTTGTCTATTAACATTAGAAATTCCTCTACCAATTTTTGCTTTTGGAGAGGATTCATCTTTTCTTAATTCTTGCCAACGATTTTCGTTAACTTTTTTATAACCAGTTGATTGATTTATTCTTTTTGTAAGTGAATCATCAGGTTCAGCATCTTCATCAGTACCATCTGTTGCTTTGAAAGCATTTGGGGTATTATACCCAGCAATGTTACCAGTTGTGGTTGCTTCACCTAACTCAGATTCTTCTTGTTGAATTTCATCTAAAAGTTCATCAATAAGTTCTCTTAATTTACTTGCCATTTAATTTACCTTTTAGTTCCTTAATTAACTCGTATGATATCATTAACGATGATACGTGATTATCTGAAATTGTTTTACCTATTTTTGTTTTATTTAAAACAGATATAGTTTCAGCTAATTTAATTTTAGTAACTTTATCATCTATTGATTTATGCAATACTTTCAATTCTTTAACAATTGTTGGTATTTCTTTTTCAATATATTCTTTAAATTTAGTAGTATTTGTGATATTATTGATATATTGTTTCAATAATCCCTTTTGATTCTCATCTAAATTAGAATATTTTTTGTTGAATGTCTCAACTAATATTTTATAGGTAAGTAATCGTAAATCTTTATCTTGTTGTTTGTAAGATTCTACTAATTTCTTAGCATCATCAGTTTTTTCAACAATTACTGATTGTTTTGATGTAATATTTTCAATTAGAGTAATCTTCGAATTGAATACATCCTTAACATCATAATCTCCCATATTCTTAGCTTCAAATATTTTATATATTGATGCCAATACTTTATAGTTAGTTATTGGAGATGATAAGAAGTCATCCATATTGAATGATTCGTTAATCTTTTTAATAAGATTATACTTTTCTCTTTGTAATTTACTTTGGTTAATACGGCTATGAGCTTCATTAATAGTATCGATGAATTTCTCAGCTCTTGATTCAGAATTATACTTTTCTTTAAGTAAAAGTTCATATAATCTATGTTCTTTATTCAATTCCGTTTTAGACGAAAAGAATTCTTTAACAATATGCTTTGCTTTTTCAGTCGTATCACCATTAAGCACTTCTAATGTAATTTGTCTTACAAGAAGTTCAAATAGAATGCCTGTGTTCTTAAATTTCGAATGTTTTACCCTCTTCATTTATTTTATCCTATAATATTGTATTTATAAACGATGTAATCATTGTATATAAATATAAGTTTAATTTTATTTACTAATTTTTTCTTCGTCTAACAAATTTGAATCATCTAAAAAGTCAACTTTTTCTTTTATAATTTGTTTTTTTGATGATATTCCATTTATATACTCTTTAGCTATTTTTGATTTACCTCTAATTGTAGAGCTTTCTCTTTTTAAAGCCTTTTCGTTTTCCTTAGCTCCTAATGGGTCTCTACCATATGGATGTTTATCTTTACCATAAGTGTTACCCTCTCTTGGTCTACCACCTTTATCAGCTAATTCAGTTTTTAAAGTTTCTAAACTTTCTTCGATATCAGTTGGTTCTTGTGGCATTGCAGGGTCATTACCTTCATTTTCAATAGAATTATATCTAAATCTATCTTTAAGGTCATTAATCATTTCTGATTTCTGATGGTCTACTTCATCTTTACTCATATTGAATATGTTTTGGTATGCCCAATCTTTAGAAATCATATTTAATGCTTGTATATCAGAAACTAATCTAACTTTTTCACTCCAAAGGTTTACCTTCTCTTGCTCATAGATTGTAGATGGGTTTACTAATGATAATTCAAAATCAACCATATCAGCGTTTTCGATACCTTGAGATGCTAAATGTACAATTGCCAATTTAGTAAGTTCGGATACCAATGTTCTTTGGATTCTCTCAATAGTTCTTGCAAATCTTACATCTTCTGCAGCAAGTGTTGCTTTACCATTTACATTCTCATCATATCCCAAATATGCTTTTGGAATTTTAAGAGCTGCAAACAATTTGTTTTTTAAGTAATCAATATCTTCAATAGCTGTATATTGTAATCCACCCAATGAATCAATTTGAGTACCACTATCACCACCCCTAACAGGTAAGAAGAAATCTTCAGTAAGGTTTTGGATGTTATACTTTAAGTTATAATCACCACTATTCTTGTCAACAAAAGGAACTTTCTTCATTTTGTTGATAATCTTTTGCATGTAGTTATCCACTTCGTTTGGTGGGATATTACCAATATCAATTTTGAAAACTCTCTTATCCGGTGCTCTCATAATTCTATGAATCAACATAGCATCTTCCATAAGAGAAACTTGTTTCCAAATTCTTCTACCATTTTCAATCATAGCCTTACCATATGGTAAGAAGTTAGTATCTGATAATAATCTGAAGTGAACTACTTCATAGTTCTCATATTCACCTTTCCCAATCGGGTCGTGATTTACTTTAAATTTAATGTAGTTTGGATTATTTGCATCAGTATTTTCTAAACGTTCTGTTTCATATACTGGAAGTGGTTGTACATTGATAATTCCATTACCAGGTTGAATTTCCAAAGATAAGTAGAAATCACCATACTTAACCATATTACGAGTCCATGCCCATAAATTAAATTCAATATTTAAAATATCATAAAAAAGATTTTCTAATATTGCTTTTACTTTTTCGTTTTGAGTTTTGATTTGAATTACATCTCCGAATTCATTCTTTAATGTAGATTCATCTGCGTATATATCTAATGCCGATGAAATAATCGGGTCATTATCCATAGCATCATAATCTCTAAATAGTTCTCTACGAACTTGGTGGTATGCCATTGACTGTGCAGCCATTTGGTCACCAGCAAATCCTCTTTGCAATTTAGTGTATCTATCTCTTAAATTAAGTAAATTAGTACTACCTTGCTGTCTATCATCAACATCAACTACCCTTCTCTTACCATCCTTGTCAATTTTGACTACGGCCTGTGTAGAAAAGAGTTTTGTTAATCTTTGAAAAAATGTACTTTGTTGTTGTTCTGCCATTTTTGTTTTTGTTTTTATAACCTTTATTAATTTACCAAGCTCTACAACTCCAATACCTTGCTCCTGTTTTTGGACCAGGTGTATCACAATTGTGTCTTGCTCTAAATGATGCTCTTCGTTCTGGGTCTGATTTTTTAATTCTCATAGTTTCCTCACCGGCAGCTTTTGCAGATGTTCCACCATGCCCAAAATTTACTTTCACAACATTTCCCTTTGGATTTTTAACATATACTTTGAATTTTTTAACATCACCTCTCATCGGTTTATTGAGTTTTACCTCTCTTCCTTGATATTCAGCTTCGTTAACTTCTTCTTTTATATTTTTTAAAAATTCTACGAATTCTTTTAAATCATAAGAGTTCTCTACATAATATTCAGTAACATCTTCTTCGAAAATGCCTTTGATTTCATTGTAAAGTCCTAAAGTATAATTTTCCATATATTTGACTAAATATTATCTAATACTATATAAATATCACTTTATATAACTTTACATAATTTTATAACCATTTACTTAAATCTTCAATACTACCATCACCTACGTTCATTTGCCAAGGATTATGGTCCATATCATTACCACCATAAACACCACTATAAGTATATGATGAAATGCTGTTAATTGCCTGTTTTGTTAAATCAATACCCTCTTGTCTTAATCTAAGT